GTTTTTCTAACTTCGTAAAGCAATATCCTTCATTGCCCGGACTTAGAATCGGTGCAGTACAGGGTAAAACATACGATGAACTTGTAGATTGTTACAAGTATATGTCTGAATATGCTGATTACATCGCAATTAGTTTTGACTTTTCGTATTACGTTGTAACAGGCCGTGGTAAGACGAAACTCGATCGTTGGTGTAACGGTAGACAAAACTTTATTCAAGATTTAATCAACGACGGTGTATGGGATTGGAATAAGCCTCACCATCTGTTAGGTTGCTCTTTGGCTAAAGAATTTCGTTATTACGTTGACAAGGTACCGAATATCAGAAGCTGCGATACATCTAATCCAGTCGTTGCAGGTATTAAGGGAATTAGATATAATGGTGATCTAGGTCTTGTGGAAAAACCATCTCAAAAACTTGCAGATCTAATTGAACATGATGTTCAGCAAAATGAACTCATGAACATTATATACAATACGAATATGTTTAAGCAGATTCTTAATCGATGATTATTACGTTTACAGGTGCTCAAAGTTCTGGTAAAAGTACTCTTCTTTCTAAGATGAAAGAAGATGAGTATTTCAAAGACTGGAGCTTTGAGCCTGAGATTACTAGAAGTCTAAAAGAAAAATATGGGCTAGCTATTAATGAAGCTGGTAATAATTTTACTCAGTGTGTAACTATTAATAGTCATGTTGATAACTATCTTCGTAATAAAGGGGTTAATTGTGTATTTGATAGGTGTGCTATTGATGCGTTAGTTTATACAACTTATCAACATTACACAAAGAAGATTGATAAGGAATTATGTGAATATGCGGAATATATTTGTAATCAGTTAATGAATAAGTATGACATTATTTTTTATACAGATCCAAATATACCGTTGGTAGACGACGGTGTAAGAAGTGTCGATGTTGAATTCAGAAATAAAATTATTACGTTGTTTGAGTTTTATATTGAACATTTCAAACCTACAAACTTAGTAAAACTATCTGGAAGTGTAGATGAAAGATATGAAGTAATACTGAAGTCTATTATTGATTATCGTAAATAATCACTTACAATTTAATTATGGCAAATACAGTTCTAGACAATTCAAATATTAGTATCCATCTTGGTAAAACCTCTCAGTATAAGAGTACTTATGACAAGACTCTACTTGTAAGAGAGCCAAGACAGAATAACCGCACATATCTCGGTATCAGTGATGACAATTTACCTTTCAAGGGATTCGATACTTGGAACGCTTATGAGTGTTCGTTTCTTTTAGATAATGGATGCCCTGTTACGGGTATAGCTAAAGTTGTCTATCCTTGTAGCAGTACATATATTGTTGAGAGTAAATCCATTAAGCTATATTTTAATAGTTTTAACATGGAGCGTATGGGTAGTAATGTAAGAGTAGGTATTGATAAGTTTATTCATACAGCTAGTGCAGATCTTTCGGAGCTGTTAAAAACTGGGGTAACGGTAGGTTTTATTCCTGCTCACATTTACGACAAAACTGAAGTAAGTGCGCATGATTACTATGCCAAAAATCTGTTCGTGACTTTAGAAAATGATATACCTGAGAAGACGTTATATTCTTTAAACTTTAATACATACGAAGAAACACCTGCGTTACTTGACGCTGGTAACCATTTAGAGGTATCAGATGGTGCTAATATCGGGCAATATTTTCATTCTGCTCTTTTAAAGAGTAATTGTCGTGTTACAAGTCAGCCTGACTGGGGTGATGTTTTTATCTATATCAATACTAAGTATCATATCGATAAGACCTCTCTGCTAAAGTATATTGTTTCTTTTAGAGGCGAATGTCATTTTCATGAAGAGATTTGTGAGTGCATCTATAAACGTCTTTATGATAAGTTTAATCCGGAAGCTTTATTTGTAATGTGTTTATATGCTAGACGAGGTGGAATTGATATTAATCCCGTAAGAGCATCTAACGTAGATCTATTGTACCGTCTATCACTTAATCTATCAGATGTTACAGGTCCGCACGTTAAAACGTCAAAGCAATAACAATAGAAAACCCGGCATCGAAAGATGCCGGGTTTCTTTTTGCAATAATTCTTTGTGGCTTAGAAGTATACAGCCTGCGTAGCAGGTGTAAAGCTTTGACCGAGACCAGCAACGAGAATTACGTGGTAATACAGATTTGCACCGAAGATGTTGTCTACAACACCATAACGTGTTAATAGACCGACTCTTGGAGCAAAATCGTTTTGACCGATTGTGCGCTGTACCATTACAGGAATGTAAGGGCAGTAGATGATACCTGTATCGTAGAACTCTGGGCCCTTGTAGCCTAGCAGAGCGTATTCTGGTCTTTGTAGACCAGCATACTGACCATTTTCATAGTTACCTTCGGTACGTGTATCGCGGTAAACGTTAAATCTACCACCGAGATTACCTACCTTAGCAACGCCTACTGGCTGTGTATTGACATTACCTTGAACTGGTACCCATTGGAATTCAGGTAACATTTCGAGGATGGCGCAAACGCGAGGTGTAGCAACTACGAAGTTAGCTGAGCCTCTGCGATTACGTACGGCAATACGATTTGCTTCAATAATTAATCTCTGATAGAAGTCACGATTACGTTCTACTAACCAGCGACCGTCTGCGGAAGCTGGTGACCATACAGAATAACCAGGACCGAACCCTGCATTGAGGGAGATCTGGATCATTCTGATTAACATTTCGCGGTCGATTTCGGCCTGAATTTCATAGCTCATCGCATTTGTTAATTCAGTATCGATATCGATACCATTCATGTTCTTTAAGTCCTGTTCAAGTTCAACCGACCACTTAGCACCTAAGCGTCTTGTACCGGCTTCAACTGCTGTCTTTTCGAACGTTACTTCGAATGTAGGAATTGCGTTCGTTAATTCGAAGTTTTGTAGTAATGCAGCAACACCCTGGTCAGTTTGACCTGTTGTGATCCACTGTGTTAGAGTGCTGTATGCGCTACCCTGTGCGCCTGATAGATAAGCAGCTGATGTACCTGTATAAGCCGTTTGTAAGTACTGATAACCAGCTTCCAAGTTAGCAGATGCGCCGATAGCAGCACCTGGAACTGGAGTGGTAGAGCCTGCACCGTCGTTAGCACCTAGGGTTTGACCCGTGTAGCGATAACGAAGAGCGAAAGCTAGACCAACTGGTCCGGCCATTGGTTGAACACCAACGATTTCGTTTGTGATTAACTCGGGAAAAGTACGTCTAATCATTGGAATCAAGATCTTTGGCAAGCGGAAGTCGCCCGTTGCGTAAGTGTCAGTACCTTGTGTACCGGTTACTTGCGTACCAGCATACATTGTAGCTGCATTACCTACTGCACCTGGATTACCGGCACGGTTAATGCCAGCAGCAGATGGGTAGTAGTTAGGACCAGACTCGCGTAAGCACCATTGCTCTTGGTTCTCAAGTAACATGGCTGTGTTTAAGCGTGTGTGATCGTCTTCAATCGGAGCAACATTCTTGGAAGAATAGTTGAGCACTGGTGCCCACTTTTCTAACAATGCTTGAGCTCTTGACTCGTCAATATAGGCCTGTGTAGGTCTAATTTGATTCATTTAGTTTTTTTCCTTTGTCTAATAGTTCGACCCCAAGGACACGTAAAACGTGTACCAGGTAACTCAGGAATAACCTATAAAAGTTATTTTATTAGTACTTGCTTAATTCGCGCAAGTACGGTGAAAGCTGCTGTTGTGACTCTTCTAGAACTTCTTCCTTCTGTTCTAGAATAACTCTATCAACATTGGTGCTTTCACTCAAAGCTTCTTCCTTTAAAGACTCGAGTCTGCTTGCTTCTGACTTGGTGAACAACTTTAGAGTATAATCAAAGTTTTCATTGATAAATTCAGGTGTTTTGCCTGAGAATACCTTTTTGATATACTTCTTTTGTTGGTCGTCAAGCGCAGCTGATTTTTGTTCAATTAATAAAGCAGCTTGTGCTTTATCTAAATTGGACTTCAACTGTGCGTTTTCAGAAACGACAGACTCAAGCTTCTTGGAAGCTTCATCGATTTGTGTTTTACCGTCTAGGATTGCATCTTTGATGCTTTCTTTTTCTAGAGCAGCGTCAACAGCTAAATGGGCTCTTAGGCCTTCTAAGACCTTAATAGCCTTTTTGTTCTTTACAGCTTCTTGTACATCAGCTGTTGGAACAACTTCTTCAAGATAAGCGTCGAGATAATCACTGATTGACTCAACTAGCTTTTCTTTGAAATTCTTTGCATCACTGTTTAATGCTTTTTCGTATTTTACGACTACCTGCTTGAGCTTATTAGCTCTATCTGCATCGATAGCCTCAACTACCTTTTCTAATTTTGCAGAGTGATCCTTATCAATAGCCTCAAGAAGCTGCTTTAGCTTATTGCTATATAATTCATCTTGCTCAGTCAATGCCTTTTGGACATGAATCTCAACCTTTTCTTGGACCTTAGTTTCAATAGCTTGTTGAATTTCGGTCATCGACTCTTCGGATAAATTTTTTAATGTTTCCATATTAGAAAATGTTACTATTATTATTTATTATCTTCTGCTTAATTTTTTCATTAACTGCAGATTTTAACAAGTCATTAGCTTGTTTATGTTTTTGATCTAAAATAGCAGCAATAAACTTTCTAATATTATTCTTCATTATAGTTTATTTATAAAGTTTAATACTGCTTGACGTAGATATTCATCCCTATTTTTAGATGGCAATGTTTTGATTCCATTTTCAAAACTATCGTATTTTTCTTCAAATGACCCATCTCTATTCAATACATATTGCTTACTCTCTAAAATTCCATTAACAAAAGCTTTAGGAAAACTTGGATCAGCAACACAATCAATAGCAACCAATCTGAAATCTTTTACTCTACTACTACCGTTATTCTCTGCGACTAACATGCCTAAGCCTCTTGTACTCATACCTACCTTAACTCCGTCGTTAATTAATGAACGAACAATTAGTCCTGTAGGCGTTGATAGCACTTTACTCTTACCGTAAAACACATTACCGTCCTGTGAAAGCTCTGTAACTAAGTGACATGCTCTACCTAGATCGACGTCAGCTGTTGTAGGATGGTTAAGTTCACCCATTGCTCTACCTAAGTTGATCATCTCTTTAGTATATCTGTCTACTTCACTTCTCATTTCATGGAGTGAATATACTCTCTTATTTCTATTAACTCCTTCTGCCATCATATATGGTCCTTTGATGTAGAAGTTTCTTGGCTCAGAATTATTCTTTTCCTCAACGATATATTCAAAATCGTTGTGACTGGTAGGTGTTTCTACAATCAGTTTAAAACTCATATAATATATTTATTTGTCGCGGTGTTAATTCAACGGATGCCTAGTTCTTTTTCA